ATTGTTGATTGGGGTGAGGTAAATCCCTTTGGTGAATTTGGTAATTATACAGGTAGCTTCTAATGTTAGGAACTCAATTTTATAATCAAGCAGTTAGAAAAACTGTTATTTCATTTGGTACTCTTTTCAATAATATTGAATTGAAAAAAACTGTTAATGGTCAAGTGCTTGAGACAGAAAAAGTCCCTCTTGCCTACGGTCCTAAACAAAAGTTTTTATATAGACTTCAAGGTAATGCTGCTGATGGTAGAAAAGTAGCAATTACTTTACCAAGAATTTATTTTGAAATGACTGGTATTGATTATGATGCTGCAAGAAAAACACCTGCCACACAAAAGTACAAGACTGTTATTAATGATAACGGTAATGAAGTGAGAACTCAGTATGTACCTGTACCATACAATATTTCATTTGAAGTTGGTATTCTTTGTAAGTCTCAAGATGACGGATTACAAATACTAGAACAGATACTTCCTTTCTTTCAACCCTCATTTAGCATGAGTTTGAAATTTATTCCTGATATGGATGAAGTTAGAGATGTTGCTGTTGTATTGAATAGTGTAGACTTTGATGATGATTGGGAAGATGACTTTAGTACAAGACGTAGTATAACCTATACAATGCAGTTTACTGCTAAGTCTTACATCTACGGTCCTTACACCAAGGCAGATGTTATTCGTAAGTCTCGTATTATTGAAACTATTGGTGACACCAATGTTAATAAGAGACACGTTGAACTATCTTACACACCCAAAGCAAAAACAGACATCAACCAAGATGGTCAAGTTACTGCTGCTGATGACGCATTAGTAACTGCTGATGATGACTTTGGATTTAATGAAGGGATGACATTCTTATGAAAAGCTTAGAAGAAAACATGGAAGATATATTAGATATTGATGTATCTAAAGAACCAGAAAAAAAGAAGCAACTATCAAATGATGTTACTGAAGATAGAGAAAAAGACTATGAGTATACGAGAGCAGAACTCTATAGACTTATAGATCAGGGTCAGGAAGCGGTACAAGGAGCGTTAGAGGTTGCACAGGAGTCAGGGCATCCAAGAGCATATGAAGTCGCTACAAACGCCATGAAACAGGTAGCAGACATGACTGACAAACTTATGGATCTCCAAAAGAAAGTTAAAGATCTAGATGAAGAGAAGAAAGGTCCTAAGAGTGTTACAAACAATGCTATGTTTGTAGGTTCTACATCAGAACTACAAAAAATGCTCAAACAAATGAATGGAGGTAAACGCTAATGGCATATACAAGATATAACGAAAGTAATGTTGCGGAAAATCCACAACCAGGTAGCAGCACTGTAAATCATTTCTCAGGTACAGAGGGATGGGCTACTAGAACATTTAAAAACTGGAACGCAGATTATCAAGCAAGAAAAACTGATAACTCAACAAGGACACCTTCTGCATTTCAAGCAAGATTATCTAATAACAATACAAGAACGCCAGCAGCATATCAAAGAAGAAATTCTGCTAACAACACGGTATCTGCATAATGATAACTGATGATGGTGAAGAGAAAGAACCGTATCCTAAAGATGAAGGGGATTGGTTTTGTCAGTACTCAATGAGAATTGAAGAAGTTCGTATGCTTTATAATATTGTTTGTAGTCATATAGAGATGTGGCCAGGACCACCAGTTAGACCAGTAGAGGAATTAGAGTATTTAAAATACCTTAGAAACAGATTGTTTGCAATGATATCTGATTATAATTTTACTGAGATGGAATCTCATGAGGTTGATGAATAACTGAATATGTGTTATAATTATTATATTGATTTTTTATTATGAAAAGAGCAAGAGGTTTTAAAAAAATTACTCCTACGGATTCATCTAAAGAAAAAATTAAACTAGATGATGAATTTGCTGAAGTAAAAACAGATAAAGTGTTTTCTAATGTGGTAATGCCACCTCTAAAAACTTCTCATCATCCATCAGTTCCTTGTGCTCCTGTTAGATCAGATGAAATGGTAGACTTAAATCCATTTCCATATTTGTATAAATCTACATATGATTTTAAGTTTGATAACATCAAACAAAGAATTTTAGATGATATCAATAAAACAAAAAGTGTTGTTGAACAAACTGGTATAATAACACCCGAAAAAGAAGGTGGATACACAACTGTTTTATTAAACAATGCAAGTGTAAATGGACAAATGTGGTCACCACCACATACATGGCCTGAATTTTTTAATTTTACTAATATTTGGTTACCACAAAAAATTAAACAAATATGGAAGTTTTGGAATCTTTCTGAATTCAATGTTCCTTTTATATCAGGATCATGGATAAATGAACATTCATATGGTTCTTATACAGAAGGACATCATCACCAAAATTCTCAAATATCATTATCATGTTATCTAAATGTTCCTAAAGATAGTGGTAGATTTATGTTAAAAGATCCAATGGAAATTTATAATTACTCCAGACCTATGAATCATAATCATGAACAGGTTGGAGGATCTTGGAGATATATTGGAGTAGATACTAATGATGTAATATTTTTTCCTGGTTTTATACAGCATCAAACGGAAAGATCAGAATCAAATGAAAAAAGATATATAATGTCAATCAATGTTGATCATATACATGCAGCTGCTTTTGAACATTTTAAAGACAAAACTATATTCAAACCATTATGGCAACCTAATTATACAAGTTTAGGTCCTAGTTTGGTTGACGAACCCTGACATTTCTGCTATAATATTTGCATGACGATACATCTTAGTTATAATTATACTGTAACACCATAAACATTATGAGATTAAATCAAGGAGATGTATATCGGCTTATAACTGCTTGTAATTTGTATAAAGAAAATACAAGTTCTGAGTATATGTGGGATGAATATGATCATCTTATTAAAAAGTTAGAGCAACTATGTGAACAAGGTAATTGCAACATTTCAAAATGAGATTAGAAGAAAAACTTAATTTAAGACAGAAAGCATTATCAATCTTATTCAAAGAATTTGGTAATGATTCAAACAATAGTGACATCTATTCTTGTGCTGACAGTTGGTGTGAAACTCAAGTAACAACTAATGGTGTTGTGGCATATTACAAAGCATACTACAGAGGAAGATGACTTATGGTAGAAATGTTAATGAAGGAGTTCCCCCTTACTGAAATAGGAGCTAGCATGTCTGAAGAAAAAATAAAAAAGTATGCTTATACTAAAGAAGAAGTAGATAGAATGATTGCTCATGCTGTTGAAGTAGCAGTTGCTGAAGCAAGAAGAATAGATGCTGAGTCAATGGCAAAGCATAATAGAGACGCAACGGTTATCTCTATGATTCTTGGATTCACTGCTCTTGCATTGTTTGTAGATGGTTTACTTCGTTTACTTGGTATAATTCCACCATTTATGCAAATTGATATAGATGTTCTTGATAAGATTGTTGAAAGAGTAGAGAATGATGTTATAGATAAAGTAAGACAAGTTCCTATACAAAAAATATTTCAAAGAAGTTAGGTGGATGGTATTAATTTTTGTAGTATGTTGGATTATAACTTTATTATATGCAGTTCGTTTAATGACTAAAGGATTTTCAGCAACAAACTACGGAGTAATTGAAGGGAAAAAAGTTATTAGGAGAATACCTCATCCAGAAATGATGGAGGTGAAACCTGGTGATGAATTGATGGTGGTTAAATTTGGTGATGAAGAACCTAAAGATGAACTACAGGAAGAATTAAAAAACAGAATTGAAGAGTTAGAAGATGACGATGAGGATGATGATGGTGAAGGAGATGTTGTCATATCAAGACGGTAATTGTATTTGAAATATAATTAAGTTATAATTAGTGATATAACGTGGAGTTGAAAGATCATGTCCCACTATACAGTCGGTTATCACGACTTACAAAATCATCATTATGAAATATGTGAATATGCAGTTAGTGCATATGAAGCAATAGAACACAGTAAACAGGATGTCCCGTATCTACACGAGCATCCTTCTTTTGTTGACTATTGTAAACAAATTCCAATCAGAACAGAGGTAGATAACTTCTTCCTTTCTAGAGCATGTGGAATACCAATGGGGTGTTAAATAGTACTAATACTAACAATTAATTTATGTTATCAACACAATATCGCCTTCGGTTAGAAGGCATTTGCAAGGACATTGCAGCAGGAACAGAGGTCAGTATGACCGATATGATTTGGGCACAAAAACTTGCGAAAGCAAATACAAGTGCAAGAGGTATGTTGAATAAGGCAAGAAGATTAGCAACAGATTCGGATGGATCATGTTTAAAATATTTGGACATAGGAGATCCTAAATCAAATAAAACGGGATTCAATGGTGCAGATGACATAGCAGATTGGTTCAAGAATGATAACAAATCTGATGATTGGAGACAAAGAGATTAATTTATAAGTATAAATACTTACAGAGACAATAAACATATGAACGACCTACCTATTAGATCAGCCTGTGTTATCTTTGGATTAATTTGTGGAACAGCTGTATTCCTTATACCAATGGCTTGGGCACATCCCATACTTGTATGAATAATGAAAATAGAATTTGAAAAACAATTTGGTGAGGGTGTAGACCCTTGGCATGCAAAGGCAGAGAGATGGGTGAAAAAGAAATTTAAAAACCCATTTATACAACATCTTGCATTTGGTATTATTGAGTGGTTAAAACAGAAATGGATTGATGTTAAGGTTGCGAATACAATGAGAGATATTGATGCACAAGCAGAAGATATTAAAAAAATCTGGGAAGAAGAAGATAAACCCAAAACAATAATAACTACAACACCATCTGAAGTAGAAGGTTTAGATGATATGGAAATAAAAAGAAAATGGTAACTGTAGTTCACAGTGTAAATATTATGGTTGCTATTCTTCTTGTAGCTGTATCTTTTGTAATATATGCTATACTAACTTATGATGATTAAAAAAATTATATTACTATCAATTATATTAGGTGGATGTGCTACACCACCTGATCCACCTGCATATGCTTGTAGTCCACGATTAGATGGTCAACCAACATATTGTCCACCTCCTGAT